CGCATCAAATTGAAAAGGTACTTGAAAATCACTACAAATTAAGTAGCGTGCATTAGCGGTTTTGTCGCGCTTAATCGTCATCCTCATCAAAGTCATCTAAAGGATTTTTAATAGGATCGGTAGGGTTCACAATCCAATCAGGATAACTTGATCTGTCCATTGCAAATGCAAGTGCGTTGCCCTCACTCATGCCAGCTTTTCTGCAAGCTAAATAAACTTCATTGGCTGCAATAGCCCAAAAATCTAATTTAGTAAGTACAGAGTCTTTTGTGGTTTTGCGTTTTGGCGCAACCTTTTTTTTGACTTTGCGTTTGCGTGTAGTTGCCATAGGATAAGTGTAAATCACACAATGCCTGCTATAGCCCTGTGGACACCTTCCTCTAAATCTATTTTTGGCGTGTAATACTCACTCATCATGGCAGGGTTACCGACCCTATAGGCCACCCCTGCAGGCTTATCTGTCAGGATGTTAAACTTAGGCATCTTGTCCACGCCTAATGTCCTTAAAGCTATTTGAGCTAGTTCAAGGAAAGTGGTCGGCCTACCTGTACAAAGATTGACAGTTTGATTGCACTCATTTTTGACCATTGTTATGACTGCATCTACGACATCATCAATGTGTATAAAGTCTCTAGTAGTCGTAGCCCTGCCCCATATATCAAATGGATTTGAGTTAAGTATAGCTCTTTGTATGATGCTAGGGAAAGGATAGGTTAAATCTTGGTCAGTGCCATATCCGCTAAAAGGTCTAAGTATTAAGACCTTAGTGCCAGTCTCTCTTAAATAGTGCATTAGGGTCTCACCTGTCAGCTTAGACCAGCCATAGGTTAAATCGGGCGCGCCTATCTTTTTAAAGTTTAGATCTTTCTCTTTCAACTTATGTTTTTTTGACAGGGTTTGCAGCTCTACAGGATAGGCAGCTGATGAGCTGAAATAAACTACATAAGGCTGTCTAGTTACCATGCACCAGTTTGCAAACTCAGCATCTATAGCAAGATCTACTGCAAGGCTCAAAGGATTGCCCTCTATTTGTACACGCCCACCTACGATAGCTGCAAGATGTATTACTAAATCAAATTGTTTTGTTTCTAGCTTAAAAAAATTTCTGCAATCAGTCCCATTTTTAAGATCTACTAAAGTCAAGTTGGCGTAGGGCAACGCACGCCTAAAAGCTTTACCCACAAAACCATGTGAGCCTGTAATCAAAATGTTCATTTATATTTTCTTACAATTGCCGCATACTCTGAACTTATTAAATATTTTTGTAATGTCAAAAGATCCTGCTCATACCATTTAGGCTGATTGACTCTTTCATAACCTGCATCCATCTCAGCTTTACCTGCAGCTGGATGTATATGCTCAATGATCACATCAGGTAAATATTTTAAACAATCTAGGTCTATGCCTAATTGCTTAACAAAGTTGTCAAAAAATAAATGTACGCAACCAGGAAAGGTCATACCTTGTAACTCTGCTACAAGATTTCTACTCATTGCAAAAGCTGTTGGCAGATTTGCACCTTGCAACAGATCATCACCATAGGCAATACCTTGATCTAAACCTATCGTTTCCACAAGGGCTTTATCCCAGCCTTGGGTTCTAGGAAGGTGATCATCACCCATGAAAATAAAATAATCATATAAAGGAAACTTAGTAATATCCAACAAAATAACAGCCACATCATTAAGAGACTTTGCACAGCCACCTGTTTTATTTTCTGCAGGCATACACCTATACTCAAATTCATCCTCAAATCTTACATACTCAGACCAGAGTGGATCATCATTGTCTATGACAAAAAATAAATCTGCCTCTGCATTTGTATCTCTAAATGCCTTAGCCAATCTGTAAGCATTTAAAGGCCTGCCCCTGGAAGGTACTACTACACAGCTTCTCATCTGAGTAGGGTAAAGGAACTATTGCTTACTTATGAGGATGTCATAGAGCGTGTCTAGTTTTTGCTCTATGCGCCTTACTCTGCCCTCTAGGTTATGGCCGCCATTGCCGTCATCTTTTAGCTCAGATAGATAATGCTTTACTAGCCATCTAACTGTGGCAATTAACGCACCTACAATAGTTAAAAGTGAGACTGTTAAAGCTGCCCAATCGTTCATACTCATTAGCTATTGATGCCAAACTTGTCATCTTTAGGATCAAAATAGCGTGCTAAAGGTGCGACTATTGCCCCAGCTAAAATTGCATACTCAGGGTTCCAATCTGCAACTAAAGCCAATACAGTTGTAATAGTTGCGGCTGCAAGGCTTCTCAAATAAGACTTAAAAATTTCTTTTTTCTTTTGATCTAATTTCATTTTAATCCTAACTCTTTTATTTTGTTTTTGACTTGTTTTGCATTTAAGGCAATTTCAAAATGCATTTCATCTTTGCGTCTTTTGTAATTACCGCCCCAGGCCAAACCATATTTAGTTATCAATAGGTTAATTGTATTACGCTGATGCTTATTAAATGTATTTGACTTGCCCAATAGATGTTTAATTGCATTTAAGTCAATGGCAGTGCCAGAGCTATGATTGCTTAATACTTTGTCAGATCCTCTGGTCATACGGAAAGCGTAGCCCCAGTCATCTAATTGGCCTTGATCAATAGGTTCTACTAATTCATGGAAATCTTTAGCAAAATTTACAAGCAAAGGTGCAACGGCTTTTGCACAAGCAAACTTTATAGATGTACCAGGCACAGTAAATGACTCTATGCCAAGAGCTTTACGATCCTCACTAGCTGGCCAGCCATTAGGACTAGTAAGCTCTTTTATAATGGCCATTTAATATCCGCTACAATCCCTCAAGATTGTGCTATAAATCTAAATCAAGTAAATCATTTGGGTATTCAACATCTGCATACTCAGGCGCATTATATTTAGCACAAACCGCCTCAGCCCATTGTTCGGCTTCTGCATCAGTTTCCCAAGCACCAACAGTGTCAATTTTTTTGCTTCCCTTTTTTAGGATAGCAAACCCATCTTTTACTTCATAAGATAATGTCATTTTATCTCCTTAGAATGATGTGTAAATGCGACCTGATTGGTCGGCAATCATGTAACCAATAGCGCCAACAAATAAACACCCATAAACAGCCGTTAAACCTGGCACTTGACTTATATCACCATTTGCATAAGTAGATGGAGCAATGCCTAGTATTTTAGGATTATTTGGAAAAGCCGTTGAGGTAGGTTCAAAATTTGCAAAATAAACATAATTGCCCCAAATTTTATTATCATACAAAACAACATTTTTAACATTAGGGGCTGGAGTTGTAAAATTATCTGCGAAAGTTGGAGAAGCAAAAATAGTCGATGTTGTAATTCCTAATGCTCCATCATAAAATGTGTGTCTAGTTCCATCCCAAACTATCCACTCAACAGCGCCCGAATTGCCAGTGAAACCAGCCGTCCAAGTACCTGCCGCTGTTGAAGCATACAAATAATTATTTGTGCTAGTATTAGAACCAATAATAAAATTAGTTCCGTTCCACACCACGCACCGATAACCTGAGCCAACAGTGATAGATTGATTTTTACGAGTCCAAGTAATGCCATCTGTTGAATAAGTGATACCGCCAGTATTTGCAGTGCCACCACCATTTCCAACTGCAACCCAAGTTGAATTAGCATAAATGACATCATTTATAGTTTGTGTTGCAAAATTTGCTGTTCTTGCCGTCCAAGTAGTGCCATCTGTTGATGTAGTAATTGTTCCGTTGCCACCAACCGCAACCCATAAACTATTGCCAAAAGCAACACAATTTATTGCATTTGCGCCAAATCCAGATGTTCTTGATGTCCAAGTAATTCCATCAGGTGAAGTAAATAAACCACCAGCACTACCAACGGCAACATAAAGGTCTGTGCCGTTGTAAGCAATTTTTGTCATAGAGTTACTGCTGCCGCTTTTTCTTTGTGTCCAAGTTAAAGAACTACTTGCAGGTGCAGCCCATTTTAATCCAGTTGCTGTTGATGAGTCTGCTGTGAGAACTGTGTCGTTTGCGCCAACGCCAATTCTGGTGTCGCTACTTCCAAAAGTATAAAGATCACCCTTTGTGGTTAAAGGTGATGCAGCACCAACTTGAATATAATCATAAAAAACTGCAGAGCTGGCAGATACAAAGTACAAAATACCTGCATCATATTGAGGTAAAATTAAACTACCAGCTGTATCTACTGTGGCTGTACCTGCAGTAATTGTGCAAAGGCCAGTGCCTAAATTTTGTATAAATACAGTGTCACCAGCTGCAAACAATCCAGTATTTACTGTAATTGTAGTTGCACTAGTTGAGGTCATTGATATTGCAGTGCCAGCATCAGAGGCAACTAATGTATAATTAGCTGTCTTAGCTGATGCAGCACCACCACTCATTGCAGTTTGTTGCAGTGATGTAAGTTGGGCTGCGGTTAATACCTGTCCAGTAACAAACGATTGTTTTGCCATCTATCTCCTAGGTGTAAGCCAAACTGTCTTGATCTAAAATTCCATCTACGGCTGAGTCTAGCAAAAATCCAGAGGCAAAGGGTTGCGCACAGGTAAAAGTCACTAAAAAACTACTTGGTGTTATTTCATATTGGACACCCGCAATTACGCTTTGAGTTACTACATTGCCTGCAGGCAGAGTTTGGGTAACCTCTATAGGGTTGAATATATCTAACTGTAAAGCTGCAGTTACTCTAGCTGGATCAATTGAGGAATAAGCATCCACAGTCAAGGCGTTTAATTGTAGATCTACCCCTTGCTCTTTGCGTGAGGC